TTGAAGCTATGGAAGAAAAGTGCCCCATTATTTCATCAAGAACGCGCAATTTCAAATAGCACCGCTCTCGAATGTCAATGTCCAGCTCGTCTGAGTTCGTTAACTGACTTATCAGGGATTTCCTGATGGACTCGATTTCTTCCTGAAACCATTCGTCATTCAGGAGTGTTTGAGCGCGTTCTGCCTTATTCATACCAATCCACGGGGAAGAGTGATCGGGGCAGAGAATCCACCAAACCGGCCCGTGCCAAACGGAGCGGTTGTGGCGAACGGGTTATAAACATCCGTTGGTGCGATCTGGAACATCCCCGGCATTTGGTATCCACCCACTCCACCGCGATAAGTTGGGCGAGGTGCGTTGATGATGGAGTTCGCCAAATTTGGGTCCATCGTGAATCCACCCGATTGGGATTGATTCAGCAAAGACCCAGCGCCTCCGAGGAGAAGCGCAGCCAGAGCAGCATCGGTTGCGCTAAATGGGCTTGTCGGTGTGGCGGGAGCGGTTACGCCTGCAGCGGCACCAGCAGCCCCAGCGGGAATAAGCGCGGTGGCCGTGGGGACAGGCTCTCGCTTGCCTGGGACTGAAACGCTTTCAGTTGCTTGAACTGGAATTGTCGGAGCCTTTGTGATAACTGGAATCGGCCTATCTTCAATAGGAACATCTCGCTGACTTATTGTCTCAACGCGCTGCGGCGGTGCCGTAGATGTTAGTAAACCGCCAGTTGCGGCACCAGGAGGAGCCGTATCTTGCTTGCTGGGTGGAGTTGTTTTTTGCTCTTGGAGTTGAACTTGTTGGTTCAAAAGACCGCTTAGACCAGCCGGTGCAGTGGCTGTTAAGTTTTGGCCCCCAGTTAGGGTTTGATTTTGCAGCTGTACTTGTTGATTTGTGATGTCTGTTGGCTGATTGAGCAAACCAGGAGTCTGTGCGCTTGTGACCGGCAGAGTGGTAGCAGCGGCAGCAGCAGGGGCAACAGTTCCTGCGAGATTACCAGCCCCGGCAAGTGAAGTTGACTCAATCACACCACCAAGCGGTGCAGTGCCAGTTGGTGTTACTGTGCCAATTCCACGATTTGCGCCAGCAGCCGGGAGTCCAGTGGCGTTAGAAGCAGCCTCAATAGCCGCATTTCTGCCAACACCTTGCTGCATTAAAGTGTCAATAATTGCGTCTTCTGACATCCCAGAAGAAGCAAGTTCTCGAGCGGCCAAAAGCTCAGGAGATGCAGTCAGATAGTCCAGGCCATAAGCCGTGAGGCCTGCCAAAGCAGCAGCCTTCAGGGCATCCTCTACGGACCCGCCATGAAGAAGGGTGCTTCCACCAGATCCAACTGCAGCGGCAGTCGGGGTGCTCAAGAGTCCAGTCCCAAGTGGGCCAAGGATCGCTGCACCAATCGCTGCAGGAATTCCAACCCGCCCAGCTTGGTTGATTGCTTGGACGAAATCACTCCTCTGCTCTACGGCATGAGAAGCCAGGAAGTTTCCTCCTTGGTCAAAGACCTGCACCTCATCGGTTGGCTTGGCCCCCACATCTCGAACAGAGATCAGACCATTGGGGTCCATTGAGTAATCTTTGCCACCCTCTTGGAATCCGACTGTCTCGAATTCGTTGCGTGGGATTGATGTAAGCCTATCAATGACTGACGGAGAAATTCCTGTTGCCATATCAGTTCCTTGCGCAAGAAGTCCAGTAGTCGGGCCACCTTCACCAGCCCTGGCTTGTTGCTCTGTAACCGATCCAGCGGTTCGCTTCTCTTGTGGAGCCACAACAGGCGCAAGTGCATTTGCCAAAGACTTCCCAAGATCCTGATAGACCTGAGCAGTTGGGTGCGTTAGATCGTTTTGGCTGAACTCAGCGTTCTTGGTTGCGGCATATTTGTCGTCTAGCGTTAACCCATACTGACCGGCCACATCGCGCACGACATTGGCATAGGTCTCTACATTTGGAATATCAGGATTTGCAGTGAAGTTGGGGGTCTGAAGAACAACCGTCTTCCCGAGACTTTGGAGGTATCCAGCAGCATCAAGGATGTTTTGACGAAACTCAGCAGGATCAACCCTGCGATAAGCCTCGTTCATCCCGAAGTTGAGCACCACCACATTACTGGGATCACTTGCCGCAGCATAGAGATTGCCGTTAGCAATCGCATCTCCAATGGTCGTGGCGTTTTGGCCTCGATTGATGATGTCAACCGGCTGGCCTAGCTTCTTGCTCAGTTCTTCCTGAGCAGTGGTGACCATGTTCTTCTCAACCTTCTCACCTGAGTTGTAACCCCAGGTGGTTGAGTCGCCAAGTGCTGTGATGGTGAGCATTTGTTACCCCGGAATCTCTACATTTGAGGAAATGCCAGCGCCGAGCTTGGCGGCTTTGAGTTGGACTTCGGCCTCGAACTCTTGGCGCTTCAGCTCCAGTTCAGCCGCCGCCTTCTCTCGAGCCAGTTGGATCTCTGCTGCGGCCTTCTCACGCTTGGCTTGAATATCCGCGATTGCCTTCTGACGGTCAATCTCCAACTGGGCCTGAGCCTGCATCATCATCGCTTGGATGGCGGGATCAGCTTGTTGCTGCTGCGGAGGCGGATTACTCAGAGCCTGGTCAATCTCGGGTGTGATCGGCTTGAAGAAGGTCGCCGAGTCCTTGAATCCAGCTGCCTCAATCATCCTGCCAAGAGTGTCTCGGTACTGAGCCACGGAAACGAGAGGATTGGCCGGTCCAAACTGCTGCAGGATGCGCTCTTGCTTATCAAGAATCATCGCCAACATCGCCATCTGCTCTTGACGGTTACCCGTTCCCAAACCCACAGAGATGGTCACATCGTACTGATTCGACCACTCACGGGGGTCCATCGGGATGTATTCGCCGCGCATCCGAATCAGACGGGGCTTGTCTTGGTACTTACACAGAAGATGCAAGATGCCCTTGAAAAGAGTCTTTACGCCTGTCTCTGCAAAGACCCGAGCGATGAGTTCCAGCTTCCCTGATGAGGCGCTTTGGAACGCCGCTACCGCTGTGGCCGTGACATTCTGAAGGATGTTCGGGTCTAGACCTTGGCTTGCGTCCGAGACACCCGTCCGCTTTGCCTGAACTTGATCCAGATACTCCAACATCGGGAAGGCTTGTTGAGCCACCGGCTGGACAGACATCGGAACCACAGCGTTCGGGTTCTTCATCCGTACGATCCCGCCAGGAGTCATGGTCGAGAGGTCATCAAGGTTTACTTGACCCTCCACGGCCCCGACTCGAGCATTGTTCGTCAGATACAGGTTATCCAGCATCTGCCGAGTGATCGTGGACTTCTGGAGCTGAAGATCCATCGTCTTGTCCGCGAGAGACAGACCGTAGAACTTATGCGGTACTGGGATGGGGCAGATCGCATGGAACGGGATGTAATCTGTCTCCGTCATCTCAAGGATCTTGGAACCCGCATACCAAACTTGTAGGAGTTCAGCCAGGCCATCGTTGTCCATGTCTGCACGGACATAGCACTCGTATACCTCGACCTCCTGCATGGAAGGATCGTAGGACTCTTGATCCGATGGTTGTTCTCCTTCAGAGAATCGTGCCACTCGCTCAGGGCTGAATGACAGATCATCGTAGGTCGGGAGGTTCTTGACAGTCTCCCAATCGAATCCCATTGCCACGAGATCAGAGCGCGGGATAAGACGGCGATGAGCCGTGAAGGGGGAGTCCTCAATCGTCCGAGCGTGTTTGGAGATCAGGAACTCTTCGGGAGGGACATTGACGATCTTTACAGATCCGACCTTGTTCTTCTTCTTGACTTGCACGGTGTGAGTTGTGTTCATCACCGGCATCCCGTCTGGGCCTACGACAGGCTGACCATTGGGATCGAAGATTTGGTAAGAGACAGTCTCTTGAGCAATGATCTCTTGACTCTGGTCGCTCATCAGCATGACCAGCTCATCATCACTCAGACCCTCGTAGGTCTCTTTAATCACCGAGACTGAATCGTCCCAGTAAGCCTTGACTACCCCGACTTTCTCAAGAAGCGCGTCCTTGAACCAGTCGTGCATGATCGCAAACCCACGGTTGTCCTTGTAGAACACCCAGTTCGCGTAATCAGTTGCTTGTTTGGCTTTCGGCTCATCGCCTGGCGCAACAGGCTCAAACCTCACCACATCATCCGATGCAGTGAAGATGCGAATCAGCTGAGGAAGCGCACCATCAATGACCTCGGCAACCTCTCCCGTAACAATCTGGGAGCGGCCCTCAATCTCATTCCCGTACGGATAGCGAAGGTAATACTCCAGCGCCCTCGTGCGTTGTTCGGTTGTCTCCGTCTGGAGATAGCCGATTGCCCCGTCTATTTCGGCCTCGAGTTGTGCTTTCAGCGCGTTCTCGTTCATACAGTTCCTCTAACGCCTTAATGCGGCGTTCAAGTTCAGCTATCCGCTGCGGGAGATTTCCTTGGGTTGAGATCCACATCACACAATCCATCGAATGTTTGTTTTAAGCGGCTTATCCCATGAGGAGGTCTCGCTTATCCCAACAGCCATGTACCGGAAAGCATCCGATGCGTGGCTGGCCCAGTCGTGAAGTGGCTTGTCGTAGAAGACATTCCGCTTCTCGTCATACTCTCTTCGATAGTTGCGAAGTGCGTCCAACCCTAGTCGTACTTGAGGGACATTGAACCAGCACTTGGGCAAGATGCGCCTGACTGCCTGAATCCCGTCTGCTACCGACAAGCGTGGTGCGACAGTGATCTGTAGGCCAGCCTCTTGGAGCATTTCCTTGCGGCTGCGTCCCGTGCCGAGTTCCCTGACCTCCACATCGTGAGGGAGGATGTGCTCGGCGGTGTGCCATCTGTTCTCTTTGATCCAGTTGACATACCAATCCAATCCGACCCCGTGATTTTCCACGAAATCTAGCACTCTGTATTCCTGATTTACCGCTTGGATCACCCAAATCGCAGTCGAATCAGAAACGCCCAAGTCCCAAGCCGTGTAAGTTCTACAGAGGTCGTCCCGGTCAATGTGACACAAACGGCCATTTTCTTCAAGGTCGTTGATAAGGGAACCGTAGTAAGACCCCTCAACCGCAGCGTTGAAGGAGCACTCAAACTCTTGGTTGAATTTGTCCTCGCCCATCTCCTTACGGGCGGCTTTGAGTTCGTTCTCGTCTATGAGCTTGGTCTGGCTGGCCTTGAACTCCAGTAGTCCCCAGTCCTCTTCGTCCTCGGCCTGGTCCCTTAGAGCCTTGAAGTGGTTGTTTCCCTTTGGAGTCCCCAAGAACAGCGCCCAGCCCAGTCTGTCCGATAGCGCGGGGCGAATGATGTCGGTCCAAATCTTTGGGTCTTGGTCACCGATCTCGTCCAGAATAACCCCGTCAAAGTATTGGCCTCGGAGTGAGTCTGGGTTGTCTGAGCCATAAAGCTGGATTCTGCGCCCCCAAAAATCGGTCCTAAGCTCCGAGATGTTCGGGGTTGCCTTGAGAGGCTCTGTGTATTTGAGAAGGTAGTCCCAGGCCACCCGCTTTGCCTGCCCATAAGTCGGAGCGATGTAAGCGTACCTGGGAGCCTCTCTTTGGTTCTGGATCGCTTCCTTAATGATGTGGTTCAGGGCAGCGACTGTCTTTCCCATTCTTCGGTGAGCCACTACTACCGAAAAGCGTTTCTCGGCCATCATCTTATGGATGGCGAGCTGCGGCTCTCTAGGAGCGTAGGGAATGATTATTTCTCTTCGGCCCACTTGATTACCATTTCAATGGACCCGCCATCAGTTCCGCTCACCTCAGTACGGGCTAGCTTAGGAATGTGGTACTCAATAGCCTTGAGATAAAGCTCTGCCGCCTTACCGGGATCTGGCTTGACCTTATCCCCATCCCCAAGAGCGACTGTTTCGAGCCATTGGGCGAACTTAGGAGCGTTTTGCTCTGCCACCATTGCGATCATCTCTCGCACATTCTGGGTGGTCTTATTGGGCACTCCCTTAATGCGCCCCATCCCTGCTGCGGGAGGCTTGCGCTTAGTAGGTGTCAATACTTTGTTGTCCATTTCCGATTCCTTTCGGGCCATCGGGCTAAGATGACTTACTAATATCTTACTTCTTTTTGTTTCGTTCGCTTATTGCCTTAGCCTTGGCCTTAGCATCTGCTTTAGAGTTAGCCCCCCATGCCTTCAGGCTTAGGAGGAGTCTCGTGGGGCTTCCGTCTGGCTTCTTCTCCGGTCCGGGCATATTTCCCATTCGTGCCAGGAAAGATGCTCGTCTAGGGTTATCCCCAGTCTTTACCGGAGGCTTCAGGTTAGAACCAGGGTTTTCCCTTTCATAGGACTTACGGCCCTTTTCGTTCAGGCCACCCTTGGGGTTCTTTCCTTCTTTCTTTTGCCAGGCGCTCATTTCTTCCTCGCGGCCCTCATGTTGTCCACAAGGTTCGGGTATGGACGGCCAGCCTTCTTTGCCATTGCCTTAGCGGACTTCTTCTCGCCTTTGGTCAGAGGCTCAGACTTGCCCTTGTAGGGCTTTTCCCAGACAGGCTTGGCTTTCATATTGCGCTTTCGTGTAAACTATAGCAATACAAACTCATTGCTATAGCGTTATGAAAAACATCAACTGCGTATCATGTGGCATTTCATTTAAGCCGAGACGCTCAACAACGAAATGCTGCTCAAGGTCTTGTTCTGCCAAGTATGTCGCAACTCTTGTAGGAGAGCAACGGGGACAAAAACGAAGAAACGGCCAGATGATGACTTGCCAACATTGTTCTACAGAGTTCTATGTCCCAAAGTACCGCATTGAGCTTGCCAAATTTTGCTCTCGCAAATGCTTGGCTTTGGCCCATCCAGAAATCGGACTAAAAGCAAGGGCTAATAGTCCAATCATGCGAAGGGCCGGGGTTTCTGAACCAAAAAAGTATGTAGTGATTACCGTTGACGGAAAGCAAGTCAGGGAACATCGCCATGTGATGGAAAAGCACCTTGGACGCAAACTTGAGCGTTGGGAGCACATCCATCACATCAATGGTGACCCAAGAGACAACAGAATTGAGAACCTACAAGTTCTCTCTAACTCGGAACACCAAAGGCTAGAACTCAGCCTTTTTTCTTCGCAACACGCTGACTTTCAGAAAGAGCAATCGCCAGCGCCTGGCGAGGATTGGTGACCTTCTGGCCTGAGCTGCTCTTGAGCTTGCCCTTGCCGTACTCAGTCATCACCTTCGAGATCTTCTTCTCCGCTTTCGTTTTCATACTCGCCCTTTCTGGCTTCGTATTTAGCCATTTGCAGCATCTGCTTGCGCTTGTCCGTCATCTTCGTGATCGGGCCACCCGTCAGCCAGGCACTGCAGGTCCGGTCTGCGGCGCACTTGAACTCGAACAGCTCACAGTAACCCAGATTCGCTGCCTCTACCACTTCGGGAGCGTAGGTCTCATCATCGGATTCCTCTTTCTGAATCCCGCCAATGATGCAGCCCATCATCTCAGGCGTTTGGATGAACGCAGCGCAGTTCCCGCAACGCATTGTCTTTGCATTGTCAGGAGAAGTGTTCCACTCTACCGCTCGCTTGGCCCAGAACTCCTCGTCATCCTCGCCAGGATTGGCGGGACCGTATCCGTACTCCTTGAACGCATGATCGCGGTTCTCAAGGTTGACCTCGATGTCCTGGGTGGCGATGGGGCACTTCATTTCTTTTTCATCGCCTTCTGCATCTCAATGGCTTCGTACCCCTTCCCGAATTCATCGGCCATCTTGTAGGCCTTCATTGGTTTGGTCTGGTGGTACTTGCGCTTGTTCTGCTCGAGATACTTCTGCATCTCTTTGGCTTGGGACTTGTTGAACATGGTGTCTCCAAAAAGAAGGGGCCGAAGCCCCGCCCCGGCAACTGCAGGAGGATTACCCCAGGGTGTCAGAATTCTATCTCGGGAACGGGAATGTCAATAGGCCATTTTCCCTGCTTCTGAAGTTCCTGTACCGTCCGCTTATGGGCGGCAAGCCACTTCTGCTTTCTCTCGTCTTTGGTGAGTTTGTTGCCCTGGTCGATCTCCCAATGGCATCTCAAACAGGTCGCCGCAGTGTGGGTGTCGCAAGCCTTGATGCTTCGCCCCTTACCTCCTGACCAGTTGGAGTGTGCTGCTTGGACATTCTGCTCGGACCCGCAACACTGGCATGGGAGCGATGCCACCGCTTTAAGGAGCTTCGGGCTTCGGATGTAAGTTTGCTTTTGATACATGATTCAGAAGGAGTGCCCAGACATAACCGCCGCAGACCTTTGCAACGAACTGCATCAGGACGATGTGCGGCATAAGAGAACCAAACGCAATGGTTGGGAACAGAAGCGAATCAACCGCAGCACCAGCCACATTGGATGTGTTTGCGCGTTTGAACCACGAGCCGGTAACCTTAGTGAAAACGGCCCAGTCCACCACCGCTGCCCCCGTGAAGGCTATCGCTGAGGCGATGGCGATCATCTCGGCTGAGGGATTTAGTAGGTAAGTAATTCCCCCAGACGCAAGAATCAACAGGCCCATGTCTCTGGTTTTGAGTTTGACCTGTAGCCAGTCCCGCAAAGCCAAGTCCAAGCCAATGAGGAAAAACGCATTGATTGGGCTTACTTTTGGCCCAAACTCTGCGATTGATAAGTTGGCGATGGTCATTGCCAGCGCATAAACGATCACTGCGAAGATAAGCACAATTCCTCCTGTTGCTGCTGAATGAAGACTGGACTTGAGTTGTAAGTCTCAATCCGGTCTGCGATCACTGTGGCCCTTTGGCCTGCCGTTGGCGGGAGATACATCCCGAATCTTGAAAGACTCCCAGAGTTGACTGCTGCGTTTGTGGAGTCCGCGCTTGAGAGGGGAAGTTTTGTAAAGATGTTGGGGTCAAGCATCCTTAGACCGTGGAGCTTGCACATCGGCCTTCCCTGATCGTCACAGATGGCTTTCATGGCTCGGGCCATTCGATCCCACCATTGCTGGGTTCCGACAGAGGCAAACTCTCCAGAAGAGCCTAAAGCCACGGTGCGGAACTTACGCGCCAGCCATGTAAGCCTTACGGTTGGCTCGTGCATATGCCACACCGGAACCCCAGGAAGTGCCTTCGGCCAGCTCTCCACCAAGTAGTCGTTTTCACGGTCTGAGCCGTCAATCACATCAGGAATCAGTGCCCAATCAAACCCTGGATGGCGATACCACTCGTGAACCCACTTGATATACCCATCCACATCTAAAGGCTTGCCCTGCTTCCAAGTGGTAAACGCCCCGTTATCCAGCACAAAAGACTGACAGACATCAGCCACGATTGAGATGTCCTCTGGGTAAGCAAACGACACAAGTGCGTGTCTGCCAGGAAGAAACCGAGCGGAATCTTCCCTCTTTCCTCCTATCGGAGTCCCGTGATAGTGAATCATTCTGTGGCCCTTACTTGCATTCGTGCGGAGGCTTCCTCTGACCTCCAGATGTCAACCCTCATCCTTGCGGCCTCCAGCTTCCACTTCAGTTCTTCCTCAATCTCTATGGCTTCCTGCAGGCCTTTGAGGAGTTCTTGGTACTCCGGGTGTGCGTAAGCCTCTCGCTCTTGAGCATTGGCGGCTTCGTACTTCGCCATTGCGTCTTTCATCAGAAGGGCTTTCTTGGTCTTTCTGAATTCTTCCAAGAAAACCCTTTGCGCTTTGGCTTTGGAGTAATCCCCTGCGTTTCTAATAATGAAGTCCACCGCTGTGTTTGCGTTCATTTCATTCCCCACAGAAACAGGCGATTGCTTCTTCTTTTGGGTCGAACATATCAACCTGCTGCTCTGCGTATCGGGCCATCTGAGCATAAGAAGGTCGGTCGCTTCTGAAGGTGCCGCCTATGGCCTGCTCTTGTTTAGCCCACCACACCGCTCTTTCTGGCTTGTCAGCAATGAGGGACTGGATCTGATGCGCCCCTTTAAGAAAACAAAGGTCGCAGTTCCCTTTTGCAGTCACGCCATCTCTGTATTCCAGGCCAAGATCAAAAGGCTGATTGCGCCAGAAGGCCTGAACATCAGCTTGAGTCACCCCAGCATGGACTAGTGGTGTGAGCTTTGTATCTCTCATTTTTGCCGCTCTGCGTTGCTCATCTGCCCGTATTCCGACCATCGTGTCGTACTCTGGCTGACCGATTGCTTTCATGTATCGGTCAATCGTCAAGACCTTTAGCTCTGCCGTACAGAACCTAGCCACAGGGTTTGGAAGGTAGTTCCGCTTTTCGATCAGGTGAGCGAATGGACCCCCGTCTCTACTGGCAGTGTCGAAACCCACAACGCTGAATTTCTCTGGCGCATCGCTGAACTCAAGCCATGTGATCGGAACCCCCCACTCTTTTGAGCAGCGATCCACAAATCGAAGTGTCGCCTCATCTTCCTTACCAGTATTAGCAAAAATTACCTTTGCCTCATCTGGCAATCCATTATTAGATTGCAATACTCGCCACAACATATATGCACTGGTTCTTCCACCGGAAAAACTAATACAGGTCGGGCAATCAATCTTAAATGGATCTCTCATATTTGCACCACGCAAACATCTACACCAGGCACAAGAGAATATACCTTCTTGGCAGATAATCTCACTACCTGGGTATCGTCTTTATATACGATTCCATTCATAGCGTCTAAATATGCCTTGATAATGTTATCTATATCGGGCTTCTTGGTGGGCAGCTTCTCGTTTCGGATGCAGGCCTCTGTGAGCTTCTTTGTGGTGGATGCCGGTACGCCTATCCTGATGTAGAGATCGACCGATACAGGCCCTTCTAGTGGGCTTCCTGAGCCTATTGCTCGTTGTGCCCAGGCCTTGATCGTGGCTTCGTAGGTCTTTGTCTTCTGATCGGTGTAAGTGGTGACGAAGTTTCCAGCCCTTCGGAACCGGGGCCGTCCTTTGCCTTGAGGTGGGCCTTCAACGGTGAATACTACGAAGCTCATTCATTTTTCTCCGTAACTGCTCGGCTGAATCTTTGCCCCGTTTCTTTTCAATACTAGATATTGTTTTGAGCCACCATCCAGCTGCTGCTTCGAGGCCATGCTCTGACTTCATCTGGTTGAATCGTTTTATCCATTCCCTGGCCTCGCATTCCATCCTCCAGGTCTCCTGTGAGGTAGAGAGCGTGTGAGATGAGTTCGGTTGGGTGGTCGATTCCATCTTTGACCTCATTCAGAAGTTTGTGGGCTTCGTAGTAGTTCATCGGCGTAAGATGCTCTGGAGTTGCTGACGAATCTCGAGCGGGATCTGCTCTCGCTTCTTGCGGTCCTCGTCCAACTTGACAAGCGCAGGATCTCGCTCAGGACGGCTTGGGACGGTGAGCCCAGTAGAAGGTGGGCCTTGCACCCATTCAGCCTTGAAGCCGACCCATCCTCGAGCACAGCACTCAGTCAGAGCCTGCTCAAGACTCCACCTGGCCTTAGAAGCCTCACGCATGATCCCAGACAGCGCAGACGGTGTGATAGGCGCCTTCTTGACTTTGCGGAGCTGTACGAAGTCTTCCCAAACAGATCGTGATACCCCTTCAGGGGGTGCGGCGACAGCCGCTTTCTTCTTTGTCTCTTTCTCTGTCTCTGTCTCTGTCTCTGGTGCATCATCTTGATATCGCTCTGATATCGGCGTGATATCGCCTTGTTCCAGCCAGTGAGACAGTTTGATAAGACAGTCAGAAATTTGCTTTTCAGACATTCGCAGCCGAAAAGCTAATGTTTTTGCGTCGGGGATTTGGCCGTCGTCTTCGCTAGCGATCAGCCAGCACATGACAAGCACTTTGCTTGCAAGCGGGTCAAGTTGATGCCAGTTCATGTCATCAAGAATGTCCCGATACAGCTTGATCCAAGGAGGCCTTCTGTCCTTGAAATGCTGAAATTTAGACCAGTTTTTGATCTTCATGTCGCGCCCTAAATTGTCCCGCCCTCGAAAGGAAACCGACGGCAGGCGGGGCGGATTCGCTTTTCGAGAGGCTCATGACTTCCTCCCTAGCCGGGTTTCGCAACACTTTACATCAGTTGCAAGTGGTCGTGCAAGTCCTGTACGGCTCTTGACCGTAACAGCAGGTCGTGCAAGTGATGACCTTGCCGTTGACGATCATTGTGTGAGTCGTGCAAGCAGCATGGGCGTTCGCTCCAAGAAGAAGCAGGGAGCAGACAACAGCGAGTTTTTTCATTCTTTCACCTCAAACCATTCAGGACGCAGCTCTTTGAGTTGGAGAAGCCGAAGCTGCGGGACGGCCTTCCATTGGTAGATCGCTGGAGGCTTGATGTTGAGCAACTTCGCCAGTGCGGTCACTCCTCCAGCCTTCTGAATCAGTTCCTTCTTGTCCATGTCTTTCCTTAGGTGGGGCCAGCCCTCATGAAGCAGAGTGGCTGCCTGCTGATAATTCGTGATACCAGGCCGCACGGAGCTAACCCGTTCCTGGCCCCGCTTGAGTGTAAGGCAGGTTTACATAAGGGCACTTAGGGAAAGTCCTAGGTTCTCATGCCCATAAGATCGCTTACAGTTACACCCATGCCGCTAGTTCGCGGTCTCTGGAGCGACAAATGAAGATCCTTCCCTGCAATCGGTGCCAGCACTACATCCACAGCGAGAGAGAGCCGTCAGCGTTCTCTCAGTGCGGCCACCCAGATACCCAAAAGATCGACTTCGTGACGGGGCAGACCAATCCCATGTTCTGCACCACCGTCCGAGCACTTCATGGCCGCTGCGGTCCTGAAGGAAAGCTGTGGGCCTATGACGATGCGTTTCCTCCTTCTGAGGAGTGGGAAGCATGAACGAGACCATCGTGTGGAACAAGCTCACAGAAGCTGATCCTCCTGAAGAGATTGGGCTTCTCCTTTACTACAAAGGTGAGGTGTTCTGGGGTGACTGGGATGGTGAGGCCTTCCGTGATGCCTACACCGGCCTTGTCGAATCGGCTGATTACTGGGCAATCGTGAAAGGTCCGCAATGAGATACGCATACCGTCCCCGTGAGGAAGAGATCGAAGCTCGCCGCTCTGCAGCAATGGATGTATTGACTGCAGTCGCTCTCGGTCTCTGTGGTGCAACCTTCTTTTTCTTATTCCTATGATCGTCTACAAAGCAATCAACGCAGTCCAGGCTGAACTGGCATCCATCGGCATCACTAAGAGCCGCAGAAACACTCAGGGCAACGGATACAACTTCCGAGGCATTGATGATGTCTACAACACCATCTCTCCGCTCCTGGCGAAGCATGGTCTTTGCATCCTGCCTCGAGTGCTCTCGCGTCAGTGTGTGGAGCGCAAGTCAAACAACGGCGGGAATCTGTTCTTCATCACCGTAGAGATGGAGTTCGATCTGGTCTCATCTGAGGACGGGTCGAAGCACACCATCAAGACCTTCGGTGAGGCGATGGACTCAGGAGACAAGGCCACGAACAAGGCCATGAGTGCGGCATATAAGTACGCAGCATTCCAGGCTTTCGCCATCCCCACAGAAGGCGATAACGACACCGAGAACCACACGCACGAAGTCCTCCCAAGCGAAGACCAGGCGTTTGAAGATGAGCACCTGGATAACCTTCGTGGCGCAGCGATGGAAGGTCTGGCGGCTCTAGAAGCGGAGTTCGAGAAGATCCCGGCATCACTAGAAAAGCGCCGGTTCTGGACTCGTCACAAAGACAAGCTGAAAGACGCAGCGATAAAGGCGACCAAGAAATGAGCGATGAACTTGAGTGGTACAAAAAACAGGTCCAAGTTCTTGAGGGAAATCTTGAGTCATACAAGGATGCTCTCAGTCGAAGCAGGATGGCAAACGCAAGACTCAAGCGGGCAATCTTTGAGATCGCAGAATCAAAAGAGGTCGGCATGAACCATGATGACTGCGTACAGCTTGCAATCGTAACTATCCAGTTCAACGAAATATGACTGAACAACGCACACCAGAGTGGTTTGCTCAACGAGCCGGTAAGGTCACCGCTTCCTCTGTTTATAAGGTCATGGCTAAAACAAAGACCGGATACTCAGCGGATCGGGAGAACTACCAAGCCCAACTGGTTGTTGAGAGGATGACCGGCCAGCCTGCCAAGACTTACTCCAACGCAGCGATGGAGTGGGGTGTAGAACAAGAAGCCAACGCTAGAGCCGCATACGAGGCCCAGATGGGAAAACTGGTGGAGGAGGTGGGGTTCATCCCTCACCCGACCATCCCGATGTGCGGGGCTTCTCCTGATGGGGTTGTTGGTGATGGGCTAATTGAGATCAAGTGCCCTGAGACGGCCACGATGATTGAGCTTCAGCTATCAAACAAGATCCCTGACAAATATCTAAAACAGATGCAGCTACAGATGCGCTGCGCCGATAAACAGTGGTGTCACTTCGTGGTCTATGACCCGAGGATGCCAGAGAGACTTCAGCTTTTGATCCTTCATGTTGACAGGGATGAGAAGCTGATTGGGGAGATGGAAGCCGAGATCATTAAGTTCCTGGCCGAAGTCGATGAGAAAGTGAAAAAACTGGAAGCAATATGAGCAAAGTTCTATACGAAATCACCGTATCCACTGGGACATACACCAACAAGGACGGAGAAGAAAAGAAGCGGTATCTCAAGATCGGGTCGGTCATTGATACGAAAAACGGTCCTATGGCGAAGTTCGACTGCATCCCTCTAGCGCAAGGAGGCTGGGACGGATGGGCCTGGATGAACCCGCCTCGAGAAGAAGATCGTCCTGTTAAGAAGGGAAATCCCCGAGACATTGAGTTCTAAGCCACCTTATGATCCGTAATGAAACGAATGGAGCCAATGATGCACGGAGCACATCGTAAAGACGATCCTGACACCGCCAAGGAGGCCGCAAAGCTGGATGTGAGCCAGCTCGAGGCCAGGGTCTATGAACTCTTGAGGTTCAAACCCTCAACAGCAGAAGAGATCGCCTTTGCCCTGAATAGGTCTCTGCAGTCCATCACCCCAAGGATCGCTCCTTTGCGGAGGAGGGGATTCATCTTCGATTCAGGGCTAAGGAGGAACGGAGCCTCTGGGCGGTCCCGAATCGTGTGGGCCGCAGCTGAGGAGATTATTCCAGAGCCAGTGAAAACGAAAAAGCTGGAGGAAAAGGAGATCCTCCAAATCGCTAGTCGGCACACCAAGTATATGACCGGCAAAACCGCCTGGGCAATGGATGTGGTATCTCTCATCAGAGAGTTGGAGGCAAGATGGAACATCAAGTGAAAAAGACGATGCCGCTGATTCCAGTTGGGCATCCAGATTTCAAATGGACTTCGGGGGCCGATGTGCAAGCCACATGGAGAAAGCACGGATGGACCCCTCCAAGCGAGGGAAAGCCAGTGTTTGAAGAGAAAGAAAAGAATGTATCGAAACCTAGAAATTGAGATCCTGCGCTGGGCTGAGGCCCGTCAGATCATCCCCAACTCCACTACAGAGAAGCAACTCCTCAAGTGCGTAGAAGAGCTTGGAGAGCTTGTGGGAGCCACTCTGAAAGGAAACAGGGAGGCCCAGATTGATGGCTTTGGAGATGTTCTGGTGACTCTGATCCTGGCGGCTGACCTGGCCGGTTTAGACCTCGTGGCCTGTCTCAAACGAGCTTATGAGGAGATCAAAGACCGCAAGGGGACACTGACCAAAGACGGGATCTTTGTGAGGGAAGCATGAACCTACGACAAGCCGCGCAGCGGGCCTTGAAAGCAATGGAAGATGGCGAGGACAGGGCTGACATGATTGAGTTCTCTGATGCCCTTATCGCCCTCCGCGCAGCCCTTGCCGAGCCTGAGCGCAAGCCGCTGACGGATGAGGAGATTGATCGGGTTACAGATCAACAGTGGGCACAGAACAATCACAAGCCGATCTACGCAGCGCACCGAGCGTATGCCCGCGCCATCGAACGCGCCCACGGCATAGGAGAGCAGCATGAGTGAAGCAGTGAAGATTACGATTGATGATTTGACCGCTGCCGCCGCTGAACTGCGCCGCCTGTACGCACTCAACGCCGAACTGGTGGAGGCCCTGCGAAGCGTGGTTGCATGGATGGATGCGCCCGATGAGAGCGCATTTAGTGATACGCAACTTGCGGCAGCACGCGCAGCACTGGCGAAGGTGGAGGCAAGCAAATGACACGAGATGAAGTGCTCGCGCTGGCGCGAGAGGTGGGTTTGTGGGAAATGCTTGAGGGCTATTCAAGCGAATATGGCTCTCTTGATGCAGAGGAAGACTGCCTGCCCAACCTTCAACGCTTCGCCGCCGTTATCGCCGCGCATGAGCGTGAGGAATGTGCAAAAGCCATTGACGATAGCGCCAATATTTGCGCCCCCGGTTCAATTCAGACTGTGTTGCGAGAGCAAGCAAGATGCATCAGGAGCAGGACATGAAGTTCGGCGAATGGTTTGTCACTCTGTGGGCGATGTGCTTTCTGGCGGTGATCTTTCTGGGGCCATTCGTCACTCTAGGGCTGATGATTAAATTTATCCTCCAATGAAAGCACTCGTCCTGGCTCATGCCTACCTCATGGGGGCCACAATCCATACCCCTAAAGAGAACCGCTCTCCGACAAAAGAAGAAGTCCTAAAAGCCATCCGTGAAGAACTCAGCCAGCAGAATAAATCAAATACTGAATGCGTTAAGAGATCTCGGCCCTATGACATCAGCGGAGATTGTGGAAACGACTAGGATGGACATCCACAACGCGAGCGATGCCATCCTGAGGCTTTCAAAGCCAAACAGCAAAAGACCAAAGAGAATTTATGTCTTGAGCTGGGTTACAGACCACCCAGGGCAGAGAAGGTATCCTCGCGCCATCTATGCTTTGGGCGACAAACCAAACGCCAAAAAGCCAAAACCAGATCCAAACGCTCGCAAAAGAGAGTACGAGGCCAGGAAAAAGAATCGCCTCAAAGGATCATTCGTCTTTCATCTTGGAACACCATTAGTATGTTTGCGCTCCCGAAGTTCACATGGGACAAGGATAGAGAACTCTGCAAAAAGTGCGCTCACTACAGAGAACACCTAGACAATCCTCGATACAACTCGGGAGTCGTGGTGATGTGCTGCGCAGCCAACCCAGCCAAGGGAAGGCGCGGAATCGGCTCTTGTATCGACAACAGGCACCGAGGCCCGTGCGGTAGGGATGGGGCTATGTTCTCGCCGAGAGAACTGCCTGATAGCGTTTCTGGCGGTCTGCCAGGCCTATCGTTCCACCGTTTATCCGCTTCGTAAGCCCAACAAAGTCATCAGCGTCCGCTAAGGGGCCGCACTTGTTCTCCACCCAGAACCACACCGCAGATAGGACTGCGTACTGAGGCTGAAGGAGAAGATCAGGCTTAGAGAGTAGGTCTATCCCTAGACCCTCTCCGCACTTTGTATAGTTGGTTTTCCCGGTGAGCTGCTTTAAGCCTCTGCCGCGAAACTTCCATCCATCGCCAGACTCAATCGGCCCATTACCCATACGGGCTGAATAGACCACATTGGCGATCATCTCTGGCTTTCTATGAAGCGCAAGAGCGAACTTGTTGGGTTGGTTCTTTCCGTCTTTCTTGACTGGCTTTTTATCCGGTCCAAGAACAGCAAAGCGATTCGGCCAGATCGCGGCCATCCCATCGGCTGAGTAATTCAGGTTCTCTTGAAGCAGAACATATCCAGCAGACTCATGGGCGGTCTGAGCGATCCAGGCTGCGATTTGTTTGTCTGAAGTGATCTCGTATCTGGCGAATGCGCTCTCCACATGGGAGGCCCAGTTCTCCGGGTTCTTTACCCCCGCAGCCTTGAGAAGCTCGATCACTTCTTCTCGTCCTTCTTGCGCGATCCGATGGATGAGCCAAGCAGGAACTGGAACATCGAGGCCACCATCGTTCCCAAAACGAAACCAAGAATCGTGTCAGCGAAACGGATGTTGTCCTCTGGAATCGCTCCGAAGGTGATGAAGCCGATGTAAGTGGCCGATAGGATAGACCAGAACCCAATGAAATAGTAAACGAACCTGCGAACGAGAGGATCGTCCGAGTCCATTGCTTTGAGCTGCATATCCCGAGCGCCCTGCATATTCTTCAGGTCAATCTCGGCCATGAACTCCTCATGCTTCATCGCGGCTTCTTTGAGCTTGGCGACATCCTCAGCGTTCATCTGTCCTTCAGGCTTCAGCTCCACACCGAGCTTCTGCTGGACATAATCCACGCCCTTCTCCATCACCGCATCGGCGACCTTCGGCAGACCATTAGAGATCAGGCCCGAAACGATAGAAGCAATCATTGGAAGCATCAGATCACCATCGCGTAAATGAACAGACCCATCCCAACCCCTCCCACAGCGATAGACGCATAAAGAAGGGGCATCATCACTGCAAGAATGGCGGCAGAAGATAGGACGATTGACAACTGGAGCGCCATACCCGCATACGAGAAGAATGGTGACCGGGATTTCGCGGCATCACGAGCAGCCTCTGCAGCCCGAGCCTTCTGAGATATTTCCTCCATGTCGGCTCTTTGCTTTTCTGCTTTGTCTTCACGGCCAGAGGTCTCATAGATGGTCGCCCGTACATTCTTGGCCTGGAACCAAGCCCAATAGTTATTCGCAGCGATGGTCCCGTTTAGAACCTTGCTCGAGTTGCTGGACCCGTACATCCCGTTTATAGCTAAGAGCAAAGCAAAGATGGAAATGGTCAGAGCAGCCCACTGTTTGACATAGGCCTCTCTCTCGGACCTTGAGGCAGTAGGAGAGGGTTTTAGAACCCACATTCTTTGGTTCCCTTGCAGTGACCGTATCCAAGGTAAGCCATGTATCCCATGCCTCCTAAAGCAGCCAGGATCAGGACAACGCCTATCCCGGTCTCTACGGCTTGAGCAATGGCCTTTCTTCGTCTTTCGGCGGCTTCCTTCTCTTTCCGGGCGTTGAGAGCGTCATCCCGGTTCATCTGGGCCACACGGATCTGGATGTTCTGCCAGACATCAGCATTTCCGCTTTGGAAAAAGAGCATCTTCAGCTCTTCCTCAAAAGCCTTCTGCTGCATCAACTCCATCTCGGCCTGGATCGCAGCTCCCATGTTGGAGCCGCCCTTTTTCTTGGCGTGGTTGACCGCTTTCGTTGCCTCATGCTTGGCATCGAAATACTTCCCCAACAAAGGCCCAAGAGACCGTACATCATCGACAGTCTTCGAGGCTTTCTTGATTAAGTTGACCGCTGTAGAAACAGCAGCCATTGCGGTCAACGGATCAATCACAGCTTAAACGCTACAGAGAGAAGGAGAAGAATGATCGCCCCTGCGCTCCCTATAAGGATCTGCTCTAACCGTTTCAGTCGAGCATTGATCCCTGCATAGCGTTCTGCGCAGACGGCTTCATGAGTCGAGAGGCGGGCTTCCACTTGTTCCATCTTCCAAAGACTTCTTTAGCATTGAGAGGAAAGCCTCTTTTCCAACACGGAGCTGATCCATTTGGAAAGAACATGAGGCCAGCTTACGATCAAGATCCAAACAATGCTCTAGAAGCATCTTCTGGTCTTGGGTGAAATTGTCGAGTTCGTGCTCAACACCGTCAATCGTTACAGTCTGGGGGGTTTTGTTGTTGCCCATTCTGATCTCCTAGTTCCACCGTCAAGGGCCGGTGGGATGCCCTTATTTATCCCAAGGCAATCCAGACTCCGACACCGGGTTCTTCTGAAGGGCGATGTTCTGAGCCAAAGCAGCCTCAGTAGCGGCCTTATCCACTCCAGAAGTCCAGCACCACTGAAGCACTTCAGCCTCAGTCACATTGGCATAGGGAATCGTAGGAGTCCCATCCCATGAGCAGGTAGAGTAGATCGAAGCAGTGAATTCACCATCTACAGCAGTAGCTGTCCAGTGGGCTGTGGTGATAAAACCGTTAGAGGTCTTGTGGTCACAGTTAGTGATCTTCCAGGTGGTCATTTCAGTTTCCTTTCTTACTTGGCTTCAAGTTGCGCAACCCGTGCGCGGAGGTCATCGTTCTGCGCCTTCAGTTCTTGGATGCACTTCATCAGCGCGTACTGGAGGTCGGTCTGATAGATGCTCAGGCGCATCTTTGAACCGTCTTTTTTTGCCGACCAATCGCTTTCCATCACCAACTCAGGCGCGACTGCTTGAACATCCTGCGCCACCACACCAAGCGTCAGGCCGGGATCATCCTCGGACTGGTCGATGTAGTTGAAGGTCTGAACTGGAATCGCGCAGATGGTGTCGAGGTACGACTTGGCCGGTGCGAAGTTGGTTTTTTCGCGGCGGTCGGACAGGTTGACATCGTTGGCAGAAAAATTTGCTAAACCGCCATTTGACCTAAGTTCAAACCTACCGGCAGTTGAGTCACTGCAATATAAAAAATTATTGCCAGTTCCGTTTGGAGAGGCTCCTGAATAAAGAATAAGAACGCCATTGCAGTTAGCGGCAGTTGTAGTGCTGCTAGATGCCACCATCGTCCAATCACTGCCGTTCGTTCTAAACTCGTGATAAGCATCAGTTGACCCGCGATATGTCCCCGTATTACTCGCCTTGAAGTACCCACCCGAGGTAATCCGGGCGCGTTCTGTGCCGTTGTGATCCGAAAACTGTAGAGCGCCCTGAGATGGGGAACCCATGTAAAAACCGGGGGCGGCAATACCGGAGTTTGAGAATCCGATTTGATTGGTGTTGTTGTTAGTTGCCGTAAACAATGCAGCAACACCGGCAGTCCGAACATCAAGTCTTACTGCGGGACTTGTAGTCCCCACCCCCAAATTCCCACTCGCATCAAGCGTCATCGCCTGCGTGAAACTGATGGCGTTTCCTGCGGTGCCGGAGGGGGCGGTGAACCAGCGGTGTTGCCCGTTAGCCAGCGAGTATGCAGACGCCGTTGCGGTTTGCTTGTAAATGAAATTGCTAGAGGAATTAATGAAGGCGTTGAAATACAGATCGGCAGAACTACCGCTTCCGATAATTCCAAGCGAGTTACCAATATCTAGTGCCTTATATGCGCTATTCCAAGCACTCGGCGTCACCCCGAGGCCGAGGTTGCCGGAGGAGTCAATTTGTGCGTATGTGCTACCAGCACGAGAAGCAAACAAATAACCATCAGCAAGCGCAACTAATCCACTTGCAACTGTTGCGTACAAACCAGCAGTTCCAGATGCGGCGGCGCTGTATGTTCCCGTTCCAATCGTCAGTTTGCTTGTAGGCGAACTCGTCCCAATACCCAGACCTGTGGAGGTCAGGCGCATGGCTTCGGAGCCGGATGCAAAGAAAAACTGCATCCCTCCACCCATATAGATGGATTCATTTGATCCTAGTGACGCGCCGTTGAAAATGCCGTTGTATACGCTGTCAGAATAAAACTTTGTTTTGGCAGTGCTGGCTCCGATACTGGCTGCGGAGTTAACAGCAAAAGTTGTCCCATCAAAAGTCAGCGCACTCCCCGTGGTCAGCACCTTTGACCCATTGAGGTAGGCCACTCCGTTGGCGGTGCCGCCTGACAGGGTGAGGCTGCTGGAAAGCGTCAGTGCAGCGCCATTGACCGTGCCCGTGAAGGTTGGGGATGCAGACAGCACAACACTGCCCGTACCAGTAGATGAGGTAACCCCAGTTCCACCATTTGCAACAGGAAGCGTTCCCGTGATGTCTGCGGTGGAGATGTCCAAAGCATCCCAGGAGGTGTTCGTGCCGTCAGTCTTGAGGTACTTTCCTGAGTTGGAGGTTTGAGACGGAGCAAGAGCGTTGAACGCTGCGTTAGCCGTGGTCTGACCCGTGCCACCCTCAGAGATTTGAACCTGGTCGCCAGTAAGAGCAAAAGTCCCAGAAGCAGAGAGGTTGGTGAACGCACCCGCAGCAGGAGTTGTCGTTCCCACCGGGCCGTTGAAGGAGTCTCCAGCAGTACCGGCTTGGAAGTCCTTCAGTTGAGCCATCAGCTCACGGATGGCATCGTTGATGCCACTCGGGGGACAACCCTCCGCAATGTTGATCCCGTCAATGTCTGTGTTATTACCAGGTGTTGCGGAGAATTCTGAGATTTTGGTCTTCGGCATGATTTATTCCTTAGTCCAGCAAAGACTTGAGAGACTCGATAAACGGATCGGCGACAGATTGGAACTGACCACCAACCACGCCACTTGTGGCAGGTGTAACTTGCTGCTGTCGGCGCATTCTTTCCAAAGCCTCTCGGATCATTCTGATTTCATCACTGCTTTGAGCGCGGCTCAATAGGATTCTCCCGATCTCATCACGGACAGGCTCAGGAACCGCAGTCCTACGCATTCCGGTAGCGAGCATATTCATCAGACTACCGATGTCCATTGATTTCGCGGCAGCAGCAAGATTTACCGTGTCTTGGAGCTGGGAGGCAGCAACATCCTCCATCCGGGCTTCTCTTGAGGCAGTCTGAGATCCTCGACCAGTGGCCTCAATCTCCTTCATCTTGCGCTCTGCAGTGACTCGAGAGACAAACTCACGATAAGCTCGTTCGCTTGGGAAGATTTCCTTTAGCTTATCTCGCGTATCGGACTCAACCCACATATTGAGCAGCTTGTTCTGTCCTGCTCGGGTTCCAGCCATCATCTTGAGATTCTCTTGAGCACCAACCCGGAAGGATTGAAGCTCAGATTCACCCATGCGACTAAGCTGAT